GCTGCTCCATCTGTTGCTATTTTCCAGCGTGGGATTGCTTCGAGATTTGGACTTGTCCAACTAAAGTTTACTCCTCCAACTGTTTGGGTGCTTTGAGTCGTAGCAGTAGGGTTGATATATCCTGTTTCAGCTTCGATATTATGTCCACTTGCTGCATATGAGTAACCAGTTCTGTATTGGTATGATGTAATCGTTTCATTTATAACACTTTGACTTGTTGATGAAGTGGTTTGCGAACCTGAACGAAACTGTGGAACCACAGGTGTAGCAAGGGTTCTTAGCGGATATATTATTATAACTAACAGCCAAAATTTAATCAATGGTTATAGTGACTTTGGTTGAGCCGATACAACTTGTTCCTGACCCACCGGCGGTACAAGTATGAACACCAGAACTCAATGACGTTAAAGCAAGTGAACCAGCTGTACCACCACTACCTATTGTTGTCTGTCCACCTAAAACTGGTAAGGCTGCAATACCCGAACTAGGTGTTACTGCAGAAGGTGTGGCATCACCCATAATTACCGATTCTGTTTTTGAGAAAGAAGAACCAGCAGTTGTAATTGATGTATCTGTCTGAATCATAGCTGGCACTCCGTTAGTGAGGCTACCAACATTGATTCCCCCTATCTTTCCAGATGTTGTTGTATCTCCTACAGTTACAGATGGTGTAATATTATTTCCACTTAAAGAATATGTTGTACCTACTTTATTTGTAACTACATATGGCATATCAACAGTTATCTGGGCAGACGTAACAAACTCTTGTTTTATATCTGCAAGAACAGCAGATGGAAAAAATAAAAGCAATGCAAATAGTTTTTTCATTTAATTCCTACATTAGTGTCTTTGTTATCCACTATTTTAGCAGCGTTTGTAGGTTTCTTTTTGTTAACGGAGATACCATAGCTACCTAAAACCCCACTGGTCAAGCCGGCCAAAAACGCACCATCATTACGAATCTTATCCATATATCCGAGAGTCATCATTGCAAGCGACCAGCAAAGAATCATAAATCGGACAGCATGACCAAAGATTTCGCCCCAATCAGTACCTTCTTTTTCTTCTTGCTCTTCTGCCATAAAATACTACCCAGAATGAAGACAGGATGACCACCGCTTTAGGGTAGTATGTGCCAAATGTAGCAAATACTGGTATGTTTGGAAAGTAACACAATAAATTATGATTAAAATTTTAAAACCAATCTTAATGACGTTTCTTACAACAACGACTGTAAAACGTCTTGTTGTGGATTTATTAAGAGCAATTTGTAAACAAACAACCAACACTCTTGATGATAGGGCTGTTGACATTCTTGAAAAACAATTATTTCCAGACAAATGAACCTAAAAAAGTTTCTCAACATAGAAATAGAGGAAGCGCCACCAGAGTTGCAACTGTCTGTTGAAATGCGTTGTAGAGAAATTATGCAGAGTGAAGATTATGACAATATAAAAAGATACTGTACACATTTAGTAAGACACCAAATGCAACAAGATGTTTTTCTTGCATCATTACTTGGTAGATTGGTTGAATTAGAAGCAAATCTTGTAGTTAAAGAAGTAAGAAAAAAACCTAATATGTTCAATAAAATAAGAAAAAAATTATTTAAGTAATTTGATAAAGTCTTTGTTTTTCGATAACTTTTTTCATTGACCAATATCTTATAAGGGTTTCAAGTTCATTAATACGTTTTTTGGCAGCAATTATTTTATCTTTTGTTTGCATTGGTTATGAATCGTATTTTTTTATATAAGCTTGGATTTCTGCATCTGAAAAGTCTTTTACAAGTTTTTTCTTGGTTTCATCAACTTGATAATTAAATTTTACTATGGCTGTCTTTACATGTTCAACAACCCAACGACCTTCATTTGACACAAGTTGGGCTTTACCTCTTTCGTTGATAAAAACATAATGGTCATAGCCTTTCAATGTATCGTCAAGCAACTCTTTTTCCAAATTTGCCAAACGCATTTGCTTTAATCTTCTTAGTTTTAATGAATCACTCATTGTCTCCTCCTTTCAGGTTTACTTTGTCGTGTTGCTTTACACTGTTTTTTTTGTTTTGGGCAATTTGCACTTCTTGGTTTTTTAGAGGTTAGATGCCAGCCATTACCCTTTGGACAAGCATATGCGTATGTATGACCTTTACCAAGTCTAAACATATCTGCTGA